CATTGTCAGAAAATGGTTCGTTTTCATCAATTTGTTTGACCAAAAATCCATTCAAAATAGGATTATCAAATAGTGGTTGTGTTGCCTGGTTGAAAGGAGGATATAATCCAGTTTGTTTGTAATATTCATTATATTTATCCAATATTTCTCGTGGTAATCTCAGTTGTGGATAAGTTAGTGGATCGTACATGGAATACATGTCTTGTTTCTTAATGGGATCCGAATAAGGATCAGAGTCATGTTCGATATTGACATTCGCTACCACGGGCGTTTGTGATCTGGATGCAGATTGTGGTGACTGAATTGTTTGTAATAATTGGTTATGATATTGTTCCAATTTTTGTTTATATTCCTCACATTTGACACAAGGAGTGGCAGGTGCGTAGTTCGTGGCAGGTGCATAGTTCGTGGCAGGTGCATAGTTCGTGGAAGATGCTCCTGGCAGTAAATGTGGTTGTTGTTGTTGTAGCAGTGATCTAAACGCAGAAATTTGTGGTTGTGGATAATATTTGGGTTGGGAATTTTGACTATAAATTAAATAAAATGCAAAGACCACGACAATAATAATAATGATAATTGAATTATTAACGGCCATATTTATATTATACTATGAGGAAATAAAATTACTAAGAGCATAAAAAACCGACCGAATTCATAATTTTATATAAGAAAGGCATATAAGGAAATATATCCAATTGAAATTAGATAATGATAACTGTTGCTCTCGTGAAAAAAAATCAATGTCATTTTGATAGATTGGAAGAACTTGTACCCCCACTACTTTACACTGATCATGATCCGGAAGTGCGCCGTCAAATTAAAACTCAAATCAATGATTATATTTGGAATGTCATAGAACCATATGTGGAATTTATTGAGGTTGACATGGACAATTCCACTAATTTTCTGACTGAATGTTGTCGACGAATGACGGAATGTTTTCCATCCAAACAGACGGATCGAGATTTCTTTTATCACACAGAAGGATCCTATTCTTTTCCCAAAAAGTATATTGAATTTATGCATTGCCAACCTCTTTGGAAAGAATATCAGGAGTCACAAAAAGAAAATATGAATTATTTGGCTTGTTTATTTAGTTTGCAACATCACGTGATTGAAAATGATGTTATTGTATTTGCTAATAGTTACCAAATAAACGGCCAAAAATCGGTGGCTCTGGAATCAATAACCAAATCAGATTTAATTCGAATGGTTCGTCGAAGATTTTTCTTTTCGGGCATCTTGATCAGAGAACATGATTTTGTCAAATATTATTATCAAAATCCTCAATTCCTCATTACAAAAATATATGGTCTGACATTAAATGATTCTATTCAGAAACTTTCTGTGGATTTGTTGAGATACAATTTGATATTTTATTTCCAACATGACAAAAATTTATATCTGAATAAAATTGCCACCCGAATGAATGGTTTGTACCAATTACATGGAGATATTTTATTGTTGCATGAACTGGAGGAAAATATTTTTGCTAATTTGAGTATTCATGAAACCAGACGACTTAATGTTTTGTCATACGGTCGTCTATATGATAGACAACTTAAAGATGACGAAATTCATACCACCACAGTAACAGACGTCGACGAAAATGGTCAAGAACATACCAGAAAAGTCACTCCTTTTTGGAGTAGATATCATATTATAAATAGGCGCATGATCAAGTGGCAATCCTATAAAAATAAATGCATCAATTGTGGAGAAAATATGGAGAATCCAATTACTTGTTCCAAATGTTTTCGGGTCAAATATTGTTCCGAACAATGCCAAAAAGAATTTGACCATTATCACTACGAAGAATGTATTAATGTCAAGAGTTTGGTTTAGAATGTATGATAATTTATCACTTTGTTTAGAATATATTAAAATACATGACTTCGTTGTTGGAACAACATATAATATATCCAAAATTGTTATAATATAGTAATGAACAATAATTACCATACACAATTGGATAAATCAAATAATATGTTACAAGAAATAGCTGCCAGTAAACAACTATTGCAACAACCATCAATTTCCAATATTCAGGGAACACCCATTAACAAATCTATACCTCCCATGAATCCACAAACCATGGCACAAATGAATCAACAATATAATCCCCAATTGAATCAACAATTTAATCCCCAGTTGAATCAACAATTTAATCCCCAATTAAATCAACAGTTGAATTCACAACTTAATCCCCAATTAAATCCACAAGTTAATCCCCAATTAAATCCACAAGCTATGCAACAAATGATGCAATATTATCAACAACAACAAATGGCCAAACAAATAGGTCCAAACCAAAGTAAAGAAAATAATGAAGATGATGAATTAGAATTATCTGATGGTAAACCTGAACCCAAACAAGTTGAAAATGCGACCAATGTTGATACATCTGCGGAAATTAATCAAAAAATACAGCAATTAATTAGTAACCAACCACCACCCGAAAATGCTCCTACCAAAGTGAGAAGCAAATCAAATAAATTACCTTATCCTCCGAGAAATATGATGCCACCCATGAACATGCCATATTTTCCAGAAAATTCGCCGCCTCCCAAAAATAAACATTATATTTTGATTCCAATTTTGTTGATAGTCGCCTTTATATTTTTGGTCCATCCCAAAACATCATCCATGCTCGGTAAATATTTGCCCTCCATGAACACTACAAAAGGTATTGTCATTCGGGGAGTTATTTTGGCACTTTTTTATGTGATCGTTAGTTTCATTTTGAAGTCGTAAATGATAATATATTTCAAGAAAAGCAGCAAAAAAATTGAAAAAATATTTATTTTTACATTAAGAACAAAGTATATCATAATTTTATCAAAAATAAAACTATGGAATACCTACAACAATTTGGCATCAAAGATAAATTAGTATGTGATCATAAATGTTTCGACCTAACGAAATGCAACAAAAATACCATTATTTTGTTGGAGGAGGAACCAGAAAAACACGTGGAAGAATTATTTAATAGTTTGGTAACCAATGACAAAATTAAAATTGGTTACTATTATTTGAGAAATTTATTCCAGTGTGCCCAAACAATAGATCACAATTTGATACTCAATTTAATAATTAAATCCATCAATCAAAAAATTTCCATTATCAAAAATTGTATAGTCGACGAGAATGGAAACTTGGATCAAGATTTTAGTTTGGGCATGTACTTACAAATTTGGAAATCCTACAAAGAATTTTGCTCCAAAATGTATTTCCTCCTAAGACATTATCAAAAATATTTAACGGATAAAAACATTATAGTCGACAAACTTCATTATGACGTTGTTACTGTGTTGCAGATGTGCTTGTTTTATGACAACATCATAAAACAAGCAAGCGAAAATATGTTAGCATTTTCAAGTAATATGGATCATATCGACTATAAAAATATCGATCAATTAATAGATTATATTGATTCCATACGTGCTTTTATTTTAATGAAAAATTTTACCACAGTTAATGTGGAACAGTTAACAACTATCATCAAAAATTTTATTGGAAGCACCAATATTATTAATTTGATTTGTTGGTACTTGAATGATTTAATGATTAATCTTAACAAACGTCGCGACAAATCTGTGGAATACGAAACCATGGAAATCGATGGATCAGAAAAACTTAATATCAAAAAAATATACAAAGTAACGAGTATATTATGTATGTATGGAAACAAAATTTATGTTCTTCCATGTTATCAAAAATTTATGCAGTCACGCATTATTAATTTGGAATATAATCAATTGGAAATAGAAATTGAACTCATTAATCGAATGCTCAAATTGTTTGGCAAGCAAGATTGTGAAAAATTGGCTAATGCTGTGTCAGACATTATTAACAATAAAAACATAAACCAAATTATTCAAAACCGAAATGCAAAAATTGTGTCTACAGAATATCAGGGACTCCAGATTAATACTGGAATTGTGAATGCCATAGTCCTAACCAAAAAAGCTTGGCTAATATACAACATATTAGAAATGGAAGTTAATTATCCAGCCGAAATGAAATGCTATTTGGACATTATTTCCAAATATCATACAAAAATATGTCATGATAAATGTATTGTCAATTGGCAGCCATCACTTGGATATTGTCAGTTTGAAGCTCAATATGGTCATCGCAAAATTTATATCACATGTAATACATTGCAAGCTATGGCGTTAATGTTTTTCAATAATTGTTCGGCAACCACAATCAAAAATTTTTCGGACCAATTATTTATCGATAAAAATCTTGGAGAGAAAATTTTACAAAGTCTAACAGAAGTCAATTTATTAGTTGCGTTGAGCGAGAATAATAATTTGGTTTACAAAATAAATACCAAGAATTATACTGGCGAATCTGTTATTGACATCAGAGAAACTTTCGTGGAACTCTTCGATGAAGAATCAGAATCTGAAAAAATGACAAGCGGTAATCATAAACCTCCGATGAGGACGCAATTGAATCAACCAAATAATACTTCACAATCCAATAACCAAGCACAAAAATTGAATGCTCCGACCAAAACTTTCCAAAATTACTTGGAATTTTATAATCACAAAATGAAAGAATTAGAGTCGGACAAAGATATGACCACCGCCCAGAAAAAAATACTTATTTTGAACCAATGGGAAAAAATTAAACGTGGTTCTGTTTTATCTGATGATGATTCAGATTCCGATAATTGAATCTACATTTTGATTTCGATTTATGAATATATTGCAATTTAAAATATATTGTAATATACTCTGCCTAGAATATATTAAAATTACGATTCTGAATCTAACCTCAAAAAAAAATTGATTTTATTTTGATATCCATAATATAAGATAACCTATGCCAATAATTATAAACAAAAATGGAATTTCAAAATCAAACCGAAAGTGAAATTGATTATCTGGACCCTTTTGCACTCAAAACGGAAATTGTGCAATATGATCAGGCAAATCCTTTCTTTTTGCCAGTTGAAGGCTCCACTTATCGGTTTCAGAAATTGAAATTTTTAACCAAAGAATATCAATGCGTTTATATATTATGTTTGTCCAATGATTTTGATCCAACACCATCCAATAAGAATCTGATCAAATTATTTTATTGTGATGATTCTGATATTGCCGAACTAAAAGCACAATCTCATATGGTTACATTGGTCAAAGCGCCTATGGAATTATTACACTTAGATAGCATACGTGACGGTTTAATGGTGGTTGGAAGTGACATTTTGGAATATTTTAATGATGGTCATTCTCTCCAGGCCAAAGAATTAGTTTATCTAATGTTGGAAACGAAGGAACATATAGTAAAAAAATGGTTACAATTATATAAATCCAATAATATTTTTGATGAATATTTAAACCAAAAAGTTTTTGCCACTTATTATCAACTACGCGACAGACGTTTGGAAAATTATTTATTGTCTGCCATTAATTCCGTGGGTGATTTTAGATATTGGGAAGATCCATATCATTGTCAAATTTCAATTAATAATGCTTTCGTCGACAGAATATTTAATTTGAAAATTTGTGGTGATTGGAAATTACCTCTGAAAGATATGGATAAAGAGTTACAAAATATTATGGCTGAATTCAAAAATAATAAGGACAAAATCAAAAATCCTGGTTATCCAGATGAATTGACCCAACCCAATTTCAACGAAATAGATAGTCTTAAAATTGGCGGTTACACTGACGCCTCCAAGAAAGACAAAAATGTTTATTATCGCGTGGTTGAGCCAAAAGATTTGACCATTGATCTAGAACTAATAGAAGAACTTCTCGATTCGGTCACCACCACCGAGAAGGAAAAATATTACTTATTGTCGAATTGTTTGGTCAGTCAAAAATATTGTCATTACATACTCAATAACCCGAAAATTTTATCCAAATGCAAATATATTTTTGATAAGTATTCACCCATATTTAGATATTTAATTGGTTATGCCTGGATTATATTTTACACGGAAGAATCCGCTAAAAAATCCAGATCCAAGCAAACGGATCGATATGTTTTGGATATTAATACTGCCAGTCAATTACCTATTTATCCGTTTAGTCATGATGCACCCCATTATAATCCGTATTTTTGTTTACCTGTCTCCAAAAAAGTATTCGACACTTCAAATAATATTCATGGTGTCAAACAGTCAATCGAATTTCAACACGGAATAGTCACCTTGGAAGAATTCAGGCGACGTTTCAATATTTTCACCACTGGTTATTCCGATAGAAATTTATTTCACGGAGTCAATTGGTCAAATATGGTCATAACGGGTGGTATGATGCCAGCCATTATGCCCATGTTTAATCCATTAATGGCACAATTTAAGACATTAGGCTCGGATCAAATGACGGATGAAGAACTACACAGATATTTTCAAGAATATTATGCCTCTTCTGATTTGGATATTGCATGTAATCATGGCAATGTTTTGGATTATATTGAACATGTCAAACATTTACGCCAAATTTTGACCACGAATTTGCAACAACATTATCCGGATGCCAAAGTTAACGTTTGTGCTGTCAAAACTTTGGCCATTTACATAAACAATCAAATGCTAAAAGAAAAGTGTCAGAATGGAACCATTCCTTTCAGTTATAATTATATTGTCCAAAATCGCAGTAAAAAATCTGTGATTTTATATTTTTATGAGTTTTATATCGAACTAAAAAAGAAATCTAACTTATCCAATCGAAAAATATTAGGGGATAAAATAAATGATGATGAATATTTTGAAATTATTAATTTATGTGACATGGATCATACTAAACTCATTATTAATGATTATTCGTTCGAGTGTGAAATGCCCAAAAGTCGCACTGCTGATTCCAATTCAGGTATTGAGATGATTTATTTTATATCGAAAGACGGTAAACAGGATATTAGCGATGGTAATATTTTTATGAAATTTTCAGAAACCCTCAAATATAAAATTTCATCCAATTGTTTACTACATCAATTAGAAGTTTTTAGAATTAATGAACCAGAATATTTTTCTTGTATCGCCAGATTTCATTTGCCTTGTGTTCGGGCCTATTATAATGGTCAAAATTGTTATATGTTGCCATCTGCTGTGACAGCTTATCATACTTTGACTAACATTGATATCAAGTACTGTGTGGGTCAAAATGATCCGATTGAAATCATTGATAAATATCGCAGACGTGGTTATGGAATTGTTCTCAATCAATGTGAAATTAATCAATATTTGTCTTATGTTATGGCGGTTGATTCTTTCAAGAAATCTTATGGCGTGAAAGAAACAAAGGATTTACAAACTATCAAAGGACCATTAGACATTACACATCGAATTTTTAGACCCAGACAATATATGCCAGAAAAATTTGCCCATGATCCAAATATTAAGTTAAATTATTTGGATGTTAACATTCGTGGTACCACAGTAGATGACATCAAAAAATACTTTCATGAGAAATATCCTAAATTTTGCTCCGATTTTATTGACATTGTTACCATCCAACATGATGGTACTGTGGCACCTCCTAAACGATGGCTGATTGATGCCGCTTATGATTTATTGAGTGATTAAAAAATTGATTAAATCAAACTAATTTAAAATATTATCAAATAAATTAAATTAGTTATATATATGACCACAGTCGTTGAATACTACATTTCAGAAAAAGAGAGGAAAAACACAGTCAAGTTATTTTGCAAATATTTTGATAAAAAAGACAGCGCCAAAATTGAGGAAGGTCTATATTGTTTCACGGAACAATATTGTCGGAGTACCGGATTCAATCTCAATTTGGAAGACAATTTGAAAATATATTTGTCTGTTTACAAAGATTGTACCAGAAATTTGTTATATAATTTGGAACAGGACAGTTCAACCATCCAAGATATCAAAAAACGGATTATCGAAAAAAGATTTAACCCATATAATTTGGCTTTTTTGAGACCCGAAGAATTAAATGAGGATAATTGGACTAAAATAATTATGCGCAAGAAAACCACGGAAGAAACTTTCAAAAATTTACCAACAGTGGAATGGAAACCTTGTCGTGCTTGCAAGAATACTAAATTCTTTTATAAACAGGAGCAAACCAGAAGTGCTGATGAACCCATGACCATTTTTTATACATGTAAACAATGTGGTAAAGTCACCAAAATCAATAATTAATTTTTAGTTTTTTCAAACAAGATATCATATTTTTTGCCGTATTTTTGTATGTGAAAATTAACAATTTCCATATACAATTGTCCTGTTTTTTCATCAGAACGGATGCCATGTATTTTTCGCAAATAATAGTCCGTCACGTACAAACAATAGGCTGTATCCCAACAATTTTTCAATTTGTATTGGTGACAAATCTTATCCCATCTTGGATAAGATGTGTTAAATCTAATTCTGAAATTGAAAAAGGCCATTTTCTCATCATATTCTTTGTTGTTGTACATGACATAATCTACATAATTATTAGTCATAAGTCGGGCTTCCGTGCCGGTAGGTGCATACGGTTGCAAATAAATGGTTCCTGACAAATATTTTGAATAGTCAGTAAACCATGGAAGTCGAAATTTTAAATAGGCATAAATAGGATTAATAATTTTAATCCATTCGGCTTGGAGTCTCATGTCATTATCTACTATTTCATCAGCTGCTATGCCATCTAAATTTTTAATTTTTTGGGCAATGGATAAATTTCTAATATCGCACATGAACAAAATTTTATCATCGGATTGGGCATATATTTTGGCAGTATCAGTAGTAAAAAATTTGTTGTAAATTCGCATGTTATCCCTGGGAAACAAATCGAATTGGCCAGGATCCCACAAATCAAATATCACATTGGGAAACAAATCAGCTAATTTGGAAATGTGATATCCCTTGGCAGCTCCCACATATAGAACTTTATTTGCGTCGGCAATGTATTTTGTCAAAAACAATAATTCACAAAAAAATAATTTCATTTGTCCCAGATGCATTTCTGGTTTTATTACATTTGCTTCTTCGAATTCTGATAGAGCTTGTTCATATGTTAGTCTGCCCGATAATTGGGAGACTTTGAAAATGAATGTCGGATTGGTATTCTTGACAAAATCTTCACAAAAATCGAGAGTTTGCTTAGTTTCTATTATCGTTGGGGAATTTGGACTGCCTCCGTTTTGGTTAGTTCGTGTGTTTATATCGAGGATATTTCCCATTTATTATATAACCACATAAAAAATTGATAATAAAAATGAATAAATTGAACAAATGGTTATCATACATTTTATCTCAGCCGGAATAATTAATATAGAAATATAATTATAACTAAGTATATAATAATGGAAAAACACTATGCCAGCTATAAACATAAATCCAAGAACTCTGAGAACAAATCATCATCACGGTTTCAATCTGGAATGAGCAGGGACTCTGGCGAACCCCGAACTATACCATATTATACCAAGGAAGAATATATGGAAATCAAAAAAGTTCTGCCAGAACAAATAAAAAAAATTTCTAGAATTGCCGCTGAAATCTTAGAACCAACTATTTATGAAAAAAGAAAAGTCAGAAATGTTATTTTGGATTTTATTAGAACACGTGGACGAAAAGTTTACGGTGGAACTGCTTTAAATGCTGCCATTAAAGTGGTAGATCCCACTGATTGTATTTATGATGAATATAATTTTGCGGATATCGAATTTTATTCTCCGACACCGGTAGTAGATTTGGTTGATTTGACGAATTTACTTTATGAAAACGGTTATAAATATCCGGTGGGTAGCGAAGCCCAACATGAAGAAACTTATTCCATATATGTTAATTTTCAATTATATTGTGATATTACATACGTTCCGACACGCATATATAAGGGTATTAAGACATTGGAAATAGATGGCGTACAATATGTTCATCCACATTTTATTTTGATTGACCAATTACGAATCATTAACCAGCCTTTAACGGCTGCAGAATTTAGATGGGAAAAAACTTTTGAACGCAAATACAAATTACTAAAACATTATCCATTGGTTGATTATCATGGACCCATTAATTTTGAAACTGTTCCGGCTGACATAACTACCATCATGTCAAAAATCAAAAACGATTTTATGATTGAAAAGGAAAGTCAGGACACATGTCTAATTTCTGGTTTTGAAGCCTATAATTTTTATCTTAGACACACCATCATGGACAAATCCAAAGAAATGTCAAGAGTGACATCGGAAGAAACCTCAAGTAAAATCACTGTTGATGACTTAAAGGACTGGCTCGTCCATGTACCCTATTTGGAATTAGTTTCGGTGACATATCGGGATACAGTTGAAAGATTATATTATTTCATCAAAAAGTTAGTTCCGAACGATAGAAA